TTATTACATGAGAAAGGAATGATGCCTTGATATGAAATTAAGAAAAATATTAATAATTTTAGCATGCTTAATTGCTATCCTAATGCCATGTGTGCAAGCTAAGGAGCCGGAAATAACGGCTACATCAGGAATGGTTATAGACTGCATAGATGGTAAAATATTATATAGTAAAGATGCAGATGAAAAGCTATACCCAGCAAGTTTAACAAAGGTTTTAACAGCAATACTAGTTGTAGAAAAATGTGGTTTGCAAGATAATGTAACAATTAATCAAAGTGCTATAGATAAAGTAGAATCAGGTTACTTAACAGCAAATTTAAAAACAGGAGAAGTTTTTACAGTAGAGCAACTTTTAAACTTACTACTTATATCTTCATATGATGATGTGACAAATGCACTAGCAGAGCATGTCGCAGGAAGTGAAGAAGAATTTGTTAAAATGATGAATGAAAAGGCAAAAGAAATTGGCTGTACAAATAGCAATTTTCTAAATTGCCATGGAGAGCATGATACAAACCATTATTCAACAGCACATGATATGGCTTTAATTGCAAACTATGCAGTCAAATTTGAAGCTATAAGAAATATTGCACAAGTCACAGAATATGGTCTTCCAGCAACAGCAATTTATACAGGAAATGATAGATATTTCTATACTTCAAATGAAATGCTACAAACAGGAAGCAAAAATTATTACAAATATGCAAAAGGATTAAAAACAGGTTTCACAACACCAGCGGGAAATTGCTTAATAGAAACGGAAGTGAAAAAGAGTATAACTTGGTAATTTGTGGTTGGATCGGAACGTATAGATCCACAAAAGGGCGAAAATCCGAAACGACTGATTTCCCAGATAATTTTATTTCTCTTTATGCAAATGGTAAAATGGGAGAGTTTAATATTCTGCCAATTGTCGGTCAAAATAAGTTGGCGGAAGTGTATGTTGTCGGACAATTGCATATTGATTTGTTTGAATTGACGGAATTGCCTGATATGGCATTAAGCAACCGTCAAGGATATAAAACGGATGATAAGCGTTATCAGGAAGTAATAAAATATGTTCGAGATAGCCTGCTTCCCGAAATTCTCAATATGCGTTTGCGTTATGTTGATCGTAAAAATAGAGACAAAGGTTTAAAAAAACAAAAACAACAAGAGCAATATGAAAAAGATTTCCGAGAAGCTACAGAAAAATTCAAACGGGAAACATCAAAAGCTATTCTTTCCGAAATAGTGAAAGATGAGCAGGATGTGAATAGAGAGCAATTGCAAAGCAAAATAGATTCTCTGATCAATGAAAATCTCCCGCAATTGGGAATTAAAAAGAAAGTTGATACGCAAAAAAGAAAGATTCTGATTAGTCACACCTATGCAGATAAATGTCTTGCGGATGTTGCTTATAAAATGCTGCTCCATAATGGATTTGAAGCAAAAGACATTATTTACACAAACTGCGATGAAGAAGATTCAAGGATTCCTGATGGTGAAAAAATATATGATTATTTAAAAACATTCTTCGTTGACAGCTATTCGGATGAAAAAATTTTTGTTGTATTTATTACGAGTGAAGATATGAGAACCTCATGGGGGGCTGTAGTTGAAGTTGGCGCGGCATGGATAACTAAGGCTGATCATCGCATTTTCAATATTGGTGATTTTAAACCTCAAGCTCCCTTAAATAATGAAATAGAATGGCAGTCCTCAAAAAAAGATAAAAATGGAAATATCTGTATGGAAGAAAAAGACGCTGATGATTTTTGTGCGAAGATAGAAAAAATCGCCGATCGCTTTAAAAAACAAAAGAAAAGCAGACTGGAAAATAAAACGTACTTGGGAACTTTGGTTTCTATCGTCTGACGGTATCCCCCCCTGACAAATGGCACGATTTTGAAGAATGGCAGATTCTGCCATTCTTTTTTTATGTTGTTTGAACAGGAGGAAGAATGGCTGACTTTGCGGACATGGCGCAAGCCGAACAGGAATCGTTGAACGCCGAAGCGACGGAGCGTCTGAAATCGGTTCGTGTTGATACATCATTGAAATTTTGCGCCGAATGCGGTGCGCCGATTCCTCTCGCCCGCCGTCAGGCGGTTCCGGGGTGCCGTCTGTGCGTTGAATGCCAGTCGGAACGGGAGCGTGTCTGATGGCGGGTTTTATCGGGTTGATCACGGAATACTGGGGCGTCATCGTCGGCGTGGCGGGATTTTTCTTCGGCTGGGTGAAGTTCACGGCGGCGAAGACCTACGCGCTGAAAGACGATCTGAACAAAATCGAAAAGCGGCTGGACGTTTTGGAACAGGGCTACAAAAGCGTCGCCAGCAAAGAGGACATTCACAAAATCAGCATTCAAGTGGAGCGGCTGACGGGCGAAATGAAACGCATTGACAGCGTTTTAACGCGCACGGAAGCCATTTTGCAGCGGCAAGAGGAATATCTGCTGAACGGAGGGCGCAAGTAATGGAATATCAGCAGTTGATTACGGAAAATCAGCGTTTGGCTGTTTTGAAATTTTTAAGGGACGACAACGACTACACGCAGAACACGTCCATTTTGCAGGACGGACTGACGGCTATCGGATTGGACATTTCGCGGGACAAACTGGAAACGGAAGTCAACTGGCTTGCCGAACAGGGATTGGTCGAAATCGAACATTACCGCACGGTTACGGTCGTCAAATTGACAGGTCGCGGCTTGGACGTGGCGGAAGGGCGCGCCCGCGTTCCGGGCGTCAAGCGTCCGCGTCCCGTTTAAGGAGGCTTCAATGCCGCGTAAATCCAGCATTAAACAGTTGCCGCCGCCGATTAAAACGGAAATCGACCGCCTGCTGTCCGACGGTCGGACAACGATTGACGAGATTGTGGCGCACTTGCAAAAACTGGGCGTGACCGTGTCGCGTTCCGCCGTCGGGCGTTATTCGCAGCGGTTTGAGGACGTGTCTCGCAAAATGCGCGAGGCGCGTGAAATCTCGACGGCTTTTGCTAAAGAGCTGGGGGATTTCAAAAACGACGAAGTCGGGCGGCAAATTACCGAAATGTTGCGGACGGTGATTTTCAACGTCCTGCTGCCGCGCGTGTCCGACGAAGAGCCGACCGTCGAACCCGCCGATTTGATGTTTATGGCGAAAGCAATCAAGGAACTGTCCAGCGCGAACAAAATGTCGGCGGACATGGAACTGCGTATTCGCAAGGAAGCCGCGGAGCAAGCCAAGCAGGACGCGGTCAAAGCCGTGGTTGCGACGGGCAAAAAGAACGGATTGTCCAAAGAAGTACTGGACGCGATGAAGCGCGGCGTTTTCGGATTGGAGGAATAAATGCCCGAAACGCCTCCCGTATTTTTGCCGTATCAAAAGCAGCTGATGCAAAGCGTTTACGACAACCCCGTGACCGTGGTCGAAAAATCGCGCCGGACGGGGTATTCGTGGGCGATGGGCGGAATCGCGTCGCTGATCGCGTCCGCCGAACGGTCTGCGGGCGGTCAAGACGTGCTTTATCTGGGCTACAACTTGGAAATGGCGCGGGAGTTCATCGACTATGTCGCCGACTTTTCAAAACAGATTTTAAAGGTCGCCGCCAATGTTCAGGATACCGTGTTTGAGGACGACACCCGCCCCGAAAAGAGCATCAAGGCTTTCAGAATCGAGTTCGCCAGCGGGTTTAAAGTGCTGGCTTTACCGTCCGTTCCGCGTTCCCTGCGCGGTATGCAGGGGCTGGTCGTTATTGACGAGGCGGCGTTCCACGACGATTTGCCCGAAGTGATGAAAGCCGCTTTCGCTCTGCTGATCTGGGGCGGCAAAGTCGTGATCATCTCGACCCACGACGGAGCGGAAAACCCGTTCAACACGCTGTGCGAGGACATCAAAAAGGGAAATCTGCCCTACAAACTGCTGCATTGTTCGTTTGACGAAGCCGTGCGCGACGGGCTTTTCAAACGAATTTGCTTTACCAAGGGCGAAGAATGGACGGCGAAAAAGGAAATCGCATGGGTTGACGGGATTCGCGCCTTTTACGGCGATTCCGCCGCCGAGGAACTGGACTGCGTGCCGTCGCGGGGTTCCGGCGGGTATTTTTCGCGCATCATCATTGAAAACTGTCAGGACAAGATCGCGAACGTTCTGCGTTACACGCAGCCCGCCGATTTTGTTTTGGACGAACGGCGGTCGGAAAAAACAAGCGACTGGCTGGCGGAAAATTTGCGCCCCGTGATTGATTCTCTGCCGACGAACAAATGCACGGTGCTGGGACAGGATTTCGGACGCGACGGCGACTTGTCCGTGATCTGGGTGCTGCAAGAGGATAATCCGACCCTGTGGAAAACGGCGTTTGTTTTGGAATTGCGGTCAATTCCGTTTGACGTTCAGCAGCAGATTTTGTTCGCCGTTATGGATTCCCTGCCGTTGTTTCATCATGCGAAATTCGATGCGCGGGGCAACGGGCAAAGCCATGCCGAGGCGGCGTTGCAACGTTACGGTTCCGCCCGTGTCGAATGCGTCATGGCTTCGCCCAAATGGTATGGGGAATGGTTCCCGAAATACAAACGCGCCTACGAAGACCGTACCATCGCGGTTCCCGTCAGCGAGGACATCATCGCCGATCACCGCTTGGTCGTTTTGAACAAAGGCGTTCCGTCCATGAGCGACAAGCGCGTCAAGGGTTCCGACGGCAAATACCGCCACGGCGACAGCGCGGTCGCGGGTGTGCTGGCTTGGGCGGCGGCACGGACGGAGGGCGAACCTCCGGCGGGCGCAAGCTTGAACAAGCCTGAAAGGAGTTTCAAACGTGTTTGGATTTAAAAAGAAACAACCCGAAAAGTTCGTTGAATCGGCGGGAGCGACCGTTTCCGTCGAAGAAGAGGGATTTACCAAACTGACGGGCGACAAAGACCGTTCGCTGTCTTCACTGACGCAGGAAAGAATGCAGGAACTGGCGGTTTTTCTGTGGAAAAGCAATCCGCTGGCGAACCGCATCATTGAACTGCCGCTGGTCTATCTGCTGGCGGAGGGCGTGACGATGACCGTTCAAAACGAGGATGCCAAACAATGGCTGGACGAGTTTTGGAACGACCCGATCAACCAGATGGACATCAAACTGCCCAAGAAAGTGAGGGAACTTTCCCTGTTCGGGGAACAATGCTGGCCCGTGTTCAAAAATCCGACAAACGGGGCGGTGCGTCTGGGGTATCTCGATCCGGGGCTGATTAAAGAAATAGTGACCGATCCGGACAACACGGAACAGCCGATCGGCGTGGTGACCAAAGCTTTGGGCAAAAAGCGCAAAGCCAAAAAATACCGCATCATCGTTCCGGGCGACGAAAGCTTTTTCGGAGAAGAAGCGCAAAAACTGCGCGAAAGCTACACGGACGGCGACTGTTTTTATTTCAACGTTAACGCCTTGTCCTCGTCTTCGCGCGGTCTGTCGGATTTATTGCCGACCATGGACTGGCTGGATTTGTACGACAAGGCGTTGTTCGGCGAAGTGGAACGTTGGGACGCTTTGCGGGCGTTCATTTGGGACGTGACATTGCACGGCGCGACCGAAGAAACCGTCCGCAAACGCGCCGCGGAAATCGAAGTTCCCGATTCCGGCGGTGTTCGGGTGCATAACGACGGGGAAACGTGGAACGCGGTCACGCCGGATTTGCAGGCGGCGAACGGCGCGGAAAACGCCCGAACCGTCCGCAATCACATCATGGGCGGGGCGACTTTGCCCGAACATTGGTACGGCGGAGGCGGCGACGTCAACCGTTCAACGGCGGGCGAAATGGGCGAACCGACGTTCAAAACGTTTAAGTTCCGCCAGACGACGTGGAAACATATCCTTGAAACCGTTTGTTTTTACGCGATTTACAGCCGTATGGAAAAAATCGGCGCGATTCCGCCAGATTTGCGGGATTACCGTCCCGCCGCCCAGTTCCCCGAACTGACGCACCGCGACACGTCCGTTTATGCGGCGGCGTTGCAGCAAACCGTCGTCGCCGTCGGCATTGCCGTTGAAAAAGGCATGATGACCGAAGAAACGGCGATTGCGACCGTCGCCGCCATGCTGAACCGCATCGGCATAGAAATCGATCCGGCGGACGAATTGGAACGCGCCCGCAAAATCGCCAAAGAACAAAGCGGAGAAGACTTGTATGACGAACAATCCGTTTGAACGGGAAAAGAAAGCGCAGTTTAAACGCTTTGTCGCCGACGTGCGGCAAACACGTGAGGACATTGACGCTTTCTTGAAAAAAGCCAAAGAGGAAATCCGCAGCCGTCTGGCGACCGCGCCGTCCGATTATCAGATGTGGGCGTTGACCAACGTGCAAAAGGACATTGAACGCGTCGCCGAAGAACTGAAATCGGATTTGCGTTCCGTCGGAACCGTCGGGTTTGACAAAGCGGTTGAAACGGGCGCGGCTTTGGTTGACGAACCCGTTAAAGCGATGTTTAAATTCGATTTAAACGCGCGTGTGCAGCGGGCGGACACGGAACAAATCAAAGCGATGCGCTCTTTTATGACCGATCGTTTAGCGGATATCGGGGAACAGGCGAAAAAGAAAATCAGCGAACAAATGGGGCTTTGCCTGATCGGGGCTCAAAATCCGTTTCAGGCGGCGCGGGAAATCGCAGCGCACTTGGACGCCAAC